GGCTTCCGATAATATTCGCACTGGTTACACCTCGCGCGCGGTGAAAGTGTAAGGGAACACGCCGACGTCGACCGAACTCGCTCGGTCTTGTTGCTGGACCCGGCCGATACATTGGACGGTCGCCACGCGATCGGCCTCGTCGAGTAACGTCACGGTGAACGTCTCCGAGTTTGCCACACTGGCCGCGAACATTTCCATCTCGGCGATGCTGGGTTCATTGGCTCGCCCGGCGGGGGCCGTGGTGAACGTGTAAACCCGTTTATCGTAATATTTCGACGACAGCACGATCCCGGATTTTGTTTTCGTCTCGGCTTTCGATAAGTCGTCAGAACGTGACACGGCGGTCGCGGTGAAGTCTATTTGGTAAGGTGTTTCAGGGTCGGGAGCGGCCGGAATAGCGCGCTCCGTTGGGAAAAATACGACGGTTGTGTTCGACATGATGCCCTCTATATGCGTGCTTGTGCAGAATCCTTGTTGAATAGTATCACGTCATTGTCGTTAAGCGCAGTTTGTAGCTCGTCAAGCCCGAAACCGACGCCCCCGGTGATGTTAATCGTTGCCTGTGTCGATTGGGTCGAGTTCGTGATCGACGGCGGCGGGACCGCTGCGGCGGCCGACCGGCCTCCTTGTGACCCGAACTGTGTCGACATAATGCTCGCGACGTTGGCAAACGCGGCGGCGCCGATCGCAGTCGCGGCCGGAACGGCAAACGCGCCGCCCTGTGCAAGCGTTGCGTTGATTGCGGTGTACGCGTCGACGGCTGCCTTGCTGGCTGCGCCGAGTTTGCCGATCTCGAATATGTCCTTGTTTTGGCTGTCCATCATGTCGCGGAACAGCGAGTCGAAGGAACTCCGAATCGTTTGAATGTTGTTCTGTTTCTTTTCCTCGGCAATTTCGGCCTGTTCAGCGGCCCAAATGTCCGACGCGACGCGCGATTCGGAATACTCCCGGTAATAGCTCGCCATAAGAGTTAGGTGTGTTTGCGCGTCGGCGGCCTCTTGCTCCCGCGCCATGAGACCCACGTCTCGACCCTGTCGGGCGAATTTCGCGTGTCCTTTGGCCTGTGCCTCCGCTCGTTCTTTTTCCGCCTTTGTTTCATAGGCGACGAGGGCGTCGATCTCGCTTTGTAGACTGAGGCGTCGACGTCTCGCGATTTCCTGCGAGGGGAACATTCGATCCGCTACGGCGGAGGGGGCCCCGTTCCCGGCGATGATCGAGTTCAACCGTTCGAGGTCCTCGGTCAACCCTGCAATGATTTGGCGCAACGAATCGACGTTGCTTTTCGCTTCGAGAAAGTCGTCCTTTCGGCCTATGAGGTTTTGAAGGTTGTACATTTTCTGTACAGTCTTGTCGAGTTGCGTGTTCGCGTTTTCAAGCTCCTCGGCCAACCCGACGGCCAGCCATTCGGCTTGGGCTTTCGTTAGATCGCCGTACTCCTCCGCGAGTTCCTCGACGTGTTCCTTTAGGCGCTTTGTCCAATTGGTTGTGTCCATTAACGAGGCGACCAACGCCCCGCCAAGACCGGCGGCCAACGACACGGCAACACCTAACAGCGGAACCCCGAGCACGAAACCAAGGTCGGCCGCTTGTTGCGATAGCGCGACCGAGGCGTTCGTCCCCGCTTGAATTTGTCCGACGAGCTGTTGGACCTGTATACCCGCTTGGCCCGCATTGCGGCCCATAAGTTTAACGCCTTTCCCGCCTTTCCCGGCTCCCTTCCCCAGTTTGTCGGCCTTTTTACCGGCTTTCTGGGAAGTGTTGCCCAAGTCCTCGACCGCGTTCTCCGCGCGATCGGCGGCGTCTGCCATGTCGTCGAGGGCGTCGACGGCTTTCGCCATGTCGCGTGAGTCGACTTTGTATGTGAGTGTTGCGACATCGGTCGTCATGGTTAACCCTCCAAGGCTTCAAATTTGGCCGATACGGCCGCCGCGATTTGTTCGCGAGTCCGTCCGTCATACGGTGGGCGTAGATTATATGCTTTTGCGCGGTACTTCGACACGGCGGACGAGTAGGTGTTCGTCATGTCCATAAGGAGGGCGACCTCCCACGGTTCGAGCGTTTGCCCTGTAAGACGTGCCCACGCGTCAAGGTCGGAATAGCCGAACGTGATCCGTAACTCCGTGAACCACTCGACGACATAGTCGAACGGCTCGCACGGCGGCAACGGGAACGCCTCGGTTTCCGATCTCGGTTTCTCCGCGTCCTCGGGTGTTACGTGTAGCCAGCCGAGCATATCCGCAAACGCGGTTAGTTTGTCTCGGCCGGTTTCGTAAAATTTGCGCGGGTTTCGATTGCCCCCGAGACCTGATCAAGCAACCAACCCATACGGGTTAACAGGTCGAGCGCTTTCTCGGTGGAAAAGGCCACCGGCTCGCCGTTCTCGATCATGTTCTCCCATCCGGTCACGCATCCGGCGCATACTTTCGCGAGCACCGTGTCCGTGTCGAACTCCTCGCCCTCTTTCGGCGCTTTCGCGACATCCCGCAACGCTTGCGCGCGCGCACGTCGGAACACTTTCGAGTCGGACCCTATGACGTGAATCACGAGGTCCGTCGGCTTGAACGTGATCGGATCAAGGACGGTCAACGCGTGCCCGTCCTCTGCCTTGGTCCGTAGGTCGTAGTTACTGAGGTCCATTAAGGCGCGGCCACTTTCACAATCGAGCCGGACAATTTGACGTTGACGGCCATGTTAACCATGCTCGACGCGTCGCCCACGCTCTCGGGATTTGAGAACAGTTGCCCGGTAAAATACCGAATCGCGCCCGACTGTAACGTCACTTTGTGACTGTAGACGACGTCACGGTTCGCACCGTTCACGCCTGCGTCGATTAACGTTTGACCGGCGTCGGAGTCGTCGGCGGCGACGGTCATCGCCAGCTCGCCGTAATCGACCGAGCCCTTGCGGTGTTCTGTGATGCCGGTTTTAAGCGGGACGTGTGTCACGTCCTCGAACGTGGGACCAAAGTCGCCCAAGTTCGTTACTTCGCCGACCTCTGTAAACGTGAGGGCTAAGAATCCGGCCGCGTCGTATGTTGCAGGCTCCGCCGCCGATGTTTCGTAAACGGTGCCGAGTGAAGTTTGTATACCCATTTTGGAGCCTCTTGTGTGTTAAGTCATTTCTGCAATTTTCTTGCGTAACGCGACCGCGTATTCGCTAGCCGATACCCGCATCATACCTGCGGGGGCTTGTGTACTCCACCCCTCGTACTCTAGGCGGCGAATATACGGGAGGTTGTTCGTCAAATAGTAAATGTTTCCGCCGATGTCCGAGACCGCTGTCCGAACCGTGCCGAGTGCGGCCGTTGCCGCCGGGTCCGCTTTCCGGCCCTTTACCGCTGACGGTTTATCAATCGTCGCCCGCCACCCGTTACGCGCTCGCCCAGTATCGACGGGCGTCCGTAGAATGATAGACGTCGAAATCTCCAACGTCACGGCGCGGATCACTTGCCGGGTGTCGAGTTTAGCCTTTTTGGCGAACACGCGAACGTCCCGAGCGAAACCGCTCACGCGAACAGCCTATACCGGATTGTCACCGGGACGCTGTGCCAAGCCTCGTTTAACGTCAACGCGGGCGCGGCGCTCGATCCTTCGACCAAGACGTCGCCCTGTTTCGTGCCTCGCTTGAACGCGGTCAGTATACCGTCGACGAGCGTGCGGAGTTCGGCGGTCTGTGACCCTTTCGGGACATTGACGTTCACCTGATACAAGCCGGAGAAATCCTCCTTCGAGGTCAACGACAGACCGACGTCGCCGGTCGCCGTGGGTAACAGGTCGGCGGAGAAAAACGCCTCCTTGTTGCCCGGTTTATAGTCTCGATTTTCCCACGCAACCGGAACGCTCTCGGCCGTTGCGTGGTTGTCGAGTATCGTGTCCAACGCTGCGCGGATCGTGGAATAGGTCATCGGTTAACGCCTTAAAATTGCCGTTTGAAGGATGTCGCCGGAGTCGTCCGGGTTGAGCGGTTCGACCGAGTTCACCCGGTAACCGTTGAACCGGTCGCCGATCTCGATCGCATCGCCTCGAAATAGGAGTTTTTGGTCGCCGAATTGAATCGACGTGCCGTTGATTTCCTTCGCCTTGATCGGCACGGAAACCCCGACCCCATTCACGGCTTGGGTCGTGTCTGCACTTCCGCCGGTGGACGGATCGAACGCGCCCTCGACGGTGCGAACGAGCGCGACCTTGCGGCCGAATTTGGTCAACAACCGTTCGGCGGTGGACCCGAATTTCGCCTCAAGTCCTGCCATTATCGCACCGGCTCGAACCGGATGAACCCGGACGCCTTGGTCGACAATAGCGGGTCAAGGTATGCGTCGACCTTGGGGAACGTCGGCGAGACTAACGCGCCGCCCTGTTCGTATTCGACCTCCAAAACGTCCACCTTTTCCCGTTTGACCGCTTGGCCTTGGTTCGGGGCGAGGTCTGCGGTGTCGGTCTCGATCGCCGCTTGCATTTGTGACCGTTTCAGGTCGACCGGAATCTCGTCGCTGCCTATCTGGAACCCGTCGACGTAAACCGTCGCGCGCGGCCATTGCAGCGGTTGAACCTGTTGAACCTTGGACCCTTGGAACTGGTCCCGGTACGCTTCGACGTAGTCCATCGCCTTGATCAATAATTCGGTCGGATCACCCGACAACGTAACCCCGCGAGACGCGGCAAACGTTCCGAGTTCGGTCTCGTCCGCGTAGCTGTTCGCGTTCGGGTTCGAGCCTGTTCCGTCCTCAACAATAACCGTCATGGGTTAATCCCTAAAAGTGTTGGAGCCTCGTCAATAGACAGCTCGCTCGTGAAAAATGTCGTACGCACGTCGGCGGTGCCGGTGGCATCGCCTGTCGTGGTCGCCCGGACAAGCGCAACGGCTCCCGGTGCGAGAATAAGCTGTCGGCCCTTGTCGAAAAACGACGAGGCCGTCTGCGACACGACGTTACGGTTGCCGCTGTTGTCGATGTAAAATTCGCTGAACGTGAGGCCATACTCGGGGGTTCCCGTGACCGTGACATCCCCGACCGGGATACCGATGTCCGCCGTTGAACCGGGGAAGCCGTTAATCGATGAACTGATCATCGCCCGCCCGATCGGGGTCGGGGCGTTCGGTGTGTAGCTGAAATTCGAGGTAATGCTCCCGTCGATGAACGCGTCCATTTTCTGCGTGAACTTGCCGTCGCTGACGGCGGAAAAACTCACGTCTTGAATCACGTCCTCGATAATCAGGAACTTGTCGATCGGAGCGATAACGATGGAATAATGAACGTCCCCGACCGGGACGTTAACCCGTTCACTGTTACCGACGAAAAAGTCCCCGCGCGCGATCAATATCTCTTGACGGGTTACCGTCGAGACCTTGAACCGCCGGAGGGCGACGTCGTTTTCGGCGGTGAACATGTCCGACATGATCACTTGTTTTGTCGCTGCGACGGTTGAGGCCATTGTCTACGCTCCGGGGGTTGGGTGTTTAGACGTCGTCGTCTGCGGCCTTTTTGGCTTTCGCTTTTGGCGCTGGCTTGTCTTCCGCCTGCAAATCGTCGATGTATTTCTCGCGAATATCGTCCGGGGCTTGCAATACGTCGATAATTCGACCCTTGCCTCTTAGCTCCGCTTTACGTGCCTGTTTTACCGGGTGGGCAACATAGACGACGTTGATCTCTTTTTTCTCGCCGAACTGTTTAACGATTCTCTTGCCCTTGCCGTACTCTTTACCGGCTAACTTATTTCGATTAGACATTGTGGTCTCTCTGTGTGGTTATTGGGTGTAAAACGGGCGGCGTGTGCCGCCCGTCGGGGTTTTACTGGCTGATTAGCATCACGCCTGCGGTGTCTTTGTTGCTTGTGACAACCTTGTCCCAGTTGGAACCGGTTGCCAGCTCGGCATCCGTAGGAGACGCGCCGCCGTTGGTCATGTCCCAAGCGTAACCTTTCAAGCCGACAGTGAACGAGCTTTCGCCCTTCCAAACCGTGCCCATGTTCTCAACTTCCGTTTTATTGGTCGTCAAGGAAACCATCGGCATAGTCTCGATCATTGCCGCACCCGGAACCATGCCCACGGTGTTGTATGTATCCGGCACCCCGGAAACCAACAACGCCGGTGCGTCCGTTACCACGTAGCGACGACCTAAGCCGTCCTGTAAAACTCGGATGTTACCGATGTTATACAGTTGCGACGTGTTCGTGATCGCCTCGTTTGTTAAGTCGGTGAACACTTTCGAGTGCATCAACCACGCCGACAGGTCCATTTGACGATCGCCAAATTTACCGGCCGCCGTGTTCAGCTCGACAAGTTTCGCCGTGCCCGTAGCGCCGTAGTCGTTGACCAACGCCGCAACGTTGCCGATTGACGCAACAAGCGACGACGCCGCGATGTTGAGATAGTCTTGCAACATGGCTTCGCCTGCCTGCTCACCGATAACGATCCCCGCCTCTTCCGGGTCTTTCAGTAAACGGCGGAACTGTTCGACAGACCATTCCATCGGGCCGATCGACTGATCAACCTTGACGCTCACGTCCTTTAGCTGTTGAATCGCTTTCGTAGAAAGCGCGCCCGAGCCATACGCGTCACGACGTGACACCAAGCCCGATATTAGTTTATAGCTCGCTTGCTCGATGTAATCACCGATATGCGCGGCGTTACCTAGCAGCAACGCGCCGCCGCTCGCTTCGTTGAATTTGCGGACCGCTTGGTCGACGACTTCCGTCGCGACGATTTGCGATTGCTCGTTAAATACTTCCATATCTGATAGTGCCATGTTTTAAGTCCTCTATGTTGCTCGTTTTTGGCGGTAAAATAGTTTCTTTTGCTCTCGACTCATCTTTGAAATGTCCGTCCCGGTTCCGGCTCCACCGTTTCCAGTCCGGGAGGCTCCGCCGCCCGAGGACTTGGGACCGTCTAACAAAGCGTTAAACCGTCCCGACTTCTCGATCTCTGTTTTCAGTTCATCGAGTGTAAGAACACTCGGGGAACCATCTTCATTCAATACAACCGTTTTCCCGTCGTCGTTGACGTCTACACGTCGTGCGACGAACTCCGATAAAAGTCCGACATTGTCGCCGCTGGCGAGTTGCGAGGATATTTTCAACGCTTCGCCGTTTCGTTTCTCGCTGCGGATTGAATCCCGAAGCGTGTCGTATTGCGTCTGTAGTTCTCCGCGCTTTTGCTCGGAGGACTCGAATAACGCCTTGTGATCGCCGTCGTCTTTCGCCCGTTTCTCGCGTTCGGCCGCTGCGGCCGCCTCCGCTTCGCGTTGTTTCTGCGAGGCGGTTTTCTTTTCGCCGAGTAACTCGTCCACCTTGGACCGTAGTCCGGCGGTGCGTTCGTCGATCATCTTGTCCATGTCAGCCTGTGAGAACTTTTTCACCTCACCGTCGCCGCCTAGGTTGTCTTTGTCTTTATCGTGGTCTTTGTTTTGGTCGGTCATATTGAACCCCGTTCAATGTGTTGGTTCCTCTGGAACCTGTTTGAAGTATACCCCACCGCGCGGCGGGTGCAAATCATAGCCCGGCATCGCGCCACGCGTCCGGGTTTTTAGCTCGAATCTCGTCTAACGTTAACGGTTCACCGAACCGGTCCGACGTCAGTCTCCGAAACTCGTCCGCAGATAGTCCGCCTTTGCGGAATAACTCCGTTTTACTTGTGCCGAGGGTTTCCTCTTGGAACCATTTCGGCTGTGTTTCTAACCACTCATAGTATGGGGATTTTTTCGTCGTTCCGCCACCGGCGGCCCCTTTACTGGCTCGGGTCTTGGTTGCCTGTTTGCCTAGAATGGAAAACTCGCTCTTGATGTTCGGGACCTGCGTCGACCTGCAACGGAGGTGCAACGGTGGGACGGGTCCCTCTCCGAGATCGTGCTCCGTGCCGTCGTGGAACCGACAAATGTTAGTCGTTCGACTGTCAAGCGTCGCGACGAATGTCCAATCCTGCACGATGTCCGAGTTCGCGTGATACGTTGCCGCCTTTGCGGTGTTCGCGACATGGTTCGTCCCGGTGATCGCGATCGTCTCACCGTGCCGTCGGCTTATGGCAAGAATCCCGTCTTTGAAGTTGTTCGCCTTGGTCCCGCGTAACCGTCGAACGATTTCCGCGTTCGTCCAGCCTTTCGAGTATCCGTTCCGCACCGTGCCGAGGACCCGTTCGGTCTCGCCTCGGGTAAACGCGCTCAACAGCGGGACGAGTAACGCCGACTCGCCGTTGTCGTTGGTCTGTATCGGTCGGTTGAGGATCGACGCCGACAGGTTTTTCGGGGCGTCCGCTTCCGCGTCGGTGGTGATCCGGTTCAAGGCGTCCATCACGAAATCGGCCTCGGCGTCCGCGATGTCCTCGAAGTCGTCAAGGAGGCCGGTCGTCCAATCGCCGTAGATCGCTTTTATCCGACGGCGTAACGTCGACACGAGTTTCGACAACTGGGTCCGGGTCTCGATCCGTTCAGTCTTGGACAACTCGGACCGAATGATCCGGTCGATGTCCTTCATAACTGGGTCGATCTTGCGGGCCTCCGTGGTCGCGAGTTGCTGCGTCCATATTTGGTGCCGGGTGATCGCGTCAAGTAAAGCGTCGGCCATTATTCGCCGCCCTCGTCTCCGTTGTCGTCGTCAAGATCAAGGTCGGGTCCCTCGGTTTCAAGGTCGCCGTCGATGTCCTCGTCCGTGCGTTCGATCAAGCCTTGAGCACGCATATAGTCGCGGGCGTCCGTCTTGCCGATAAGGCCAGACATCCACGCGTTAACCATAACCGCCGCGAGCTGTGCATCGCCTGCCAGTTTCGACAGGTCAGCGTTAACCACGAATACCGGCGGCTCGATGCCCATGAACTCCCCGACAACCGTCAGCGCGTCGTTATACGCGGTCTCAACGTTATTAACGATTGTCTGTAGTTTCGACGTGGTCGGTCCGTTTGACAGCATCGCCTCGCGTGCCGTGTTGAAACTTATGTCGGCCGTGAGCATTTTCGCCCCGAGTGCGATCATAGCTTTCTGTTTGTATTCCATCCCCTCAAACGCGATCGTGTTCGGTTCCGGTTGTTCGATCCCAAATTGACCGCCCACCGGCAACGCGAGCAACGCACCCGAGCCAAGCCGGAACCCTGTCATGTTCTTGTCGACCCATGCTTGGGACAATCCGCTCGCCCACGGTTGGGGCTGCAACATAAAAATACTGTTTTCGTAGTCCGCCGAGTTGCGGTAATGCCCGACGTTCAAGTCTGCGATCGGGAACATCGGCGAGTCGTCTATCGTCGTGTCGTTGTTGTCGGACCCGATAAAGAAAAACGGGATATAGTCGAACGGTTTCCCGTCTGCCTTTCGCGGGACATAGGTCTCGACCGGGGTCTCACTGTCGCCGTCGTTGTCTCGGTATATCTCAACCTGATAAACCCGCGCGCCGGTGGTGTTGCCCCCGTCGTCGAGTTCGTCCGTCAACACGAGGCGGCGTTCTTGGGTCTCGGGTTTCACCGTGAGCCCGTCGTCCTGTACAACGTCGACCGATTCGGCCAACGAGACCAACGACAGCGACCGGAGCGCGCCGTATTTTCTCGACTGCCAGTTCCGCACCTGAAACGCGTCATAGCTGATCACGCTCGCCCGGAGACCTTTCTCGGCCGCCTCGGATCGGGTGACCGTGCCGGAGCTGTTCGGGTAGTCCACGAGTAAACCCGCGCGGCCCTGTTTGACCGTGTCGCGTGTCGTCTTTTGGGCGGACTGTTGAATCCCGAGCCCGTCGCCGTCGATGTTGGTTTCGAGGTATTCGAGGCCCTCGGGGTTGTCTTCTAACGTGATTCCGTCGTCGAACGCGAGACCGACAAGGCCGCGCACCGTTTCAGCGGTGAACCCGTAAAACTGCGCCCGTTTAAGGTATCGATCGTAGGCGGTGACGTCGTCCGCGTTCTGCGGGTCGCCGACGTATGGGAGGTAGGTCGTCCGCGCATCTTTGACACCCGTCGGGCTTGCTGTGTCTTGTACCGCCTGCCATTGTGGCAAGCGTTCGGTGTATTCCGGGTGGTCGATGATCTGGACCATGTTATCGCCTCATTCGGATGTCGTGTGTTAATACTGGTTTGATTATAGGGCGAACGTTCGCGATATAGTAGCCCCCGGCGTCCGGGAGGTGGTCGAGGTCGTTCGCTTTGTCGGGTTCGCTTGTTGTTGGGTTGTAGGCTTGCTGTTCTAAACACTTCACATAGCTCGGACACCACGCCACGTTTACATGGTACCGGCCGACGTGATTCTCGTCGCCGAATTGTCGATTCATCGCAAGGACTCGGTCCTTTATCCTCGGGTTTTGGCTTTCATAGTGGACCGAAAAACCCGCTTGTTCTAACAGTCCGATGTCGGACTCGCTCGCGTTCTTGGAGCTTGTGTTCTTGCCCGAGCTGTCCGGGTAAACGTTCACCGGGTTGTCAGGGTAACGTTGTTTGATCGCCTCGATCATAGCGGGCGTGTCGGCCAGCTTGAACAGTTCGTCGACGGCGTGGATGTTCTCGCCCCGTGTAACGTGGACCACGGCGGCCATTTTGCCGACGTTGAAGTCCATCCCGATATGCACCGGCTCGAACCCGTCGACCGTTTCAAACGACACGTTTTTGATCCGTTCGTAATTCGGATACACGCGCCCGCTCGTGAGGTTAACGAATTGCCCGCGTAAGTACGCGCTTATTAATTGATCCGGGTAGGTCTCGACAAGCGATTCGATGTACCCGGCGGGTAGGTTCGCCCGGTTGTCGTAAGTGCTCGCCTGTATCAATCCATAGGACGGTTTGGGGTCGTCCTTGAATAGCTCGTATGTGAGTTTGTATCCCTCGGGCGTCGTCGTAACGTCTGCCCCGTTGGAGATATTCGCGTCACCCGGCCAACGTAGCCGGGCGATGATTTTCCGCCAAGCGTCGCGCGCCTTGTCTGCGCGCAACACGTCCAGCTCGTCGACGAGTGCGCGGCCGATCTTGAACCCGATAATGTTCGCCGGGTTGTCCATCGTCCGGCATATAGTTGTGCCGTAGTAGGCCCCGTTGCGATATACGTCGACCTCTTTGTCCCCGGTCCTGATCTTGACCTTGAACCCCATCGCGAACGCCACCTCCTCGATCGTGGGATAGAAAATATCCCGGATCAACGGGTACGTCGGCGCGAAGTAGCCTTGGTTCACTTTCGGGAACTCGGCGAAATGCTTCAATTGTTTGGCGCAACCGACAAACGTCTTGCCCGAACCGAACCCGGCGACGAACGCCGCGAACTTATGCGGCAATTCCACAAAGTCGGCCTGTGGGTAGTTTAAATCGAACTCGGTCGCCTGTTGTGGTTGTTGCTGAGCCGTCACACGTCGCCCTCGTCGGGTGCGTTGCTCGCATCCTTACGGTTGAACAGGATCGCCAGCGGCACCGCTTCGAGGTCGTCCCCGATCTCGGGCATGTTGCGCCACTCTTTAGACTTTTGATTCGTTAACCAGAACTTAGCGGCCACGACATCCGGGAGCACCTCCTCGGTCACTTCGACGATCTCGTGGACCCCTTGAAAGGAGGCTACTTTCTGTACTTTCCGTTTCATTCCAACGGCTCGACAGTACAACGCTTTCTCGACTCGGTCGGTCGCTTGGTCCCGTCCGACTGCAACAACGTTGCAAAACTCGGCGTTTTCTTGCTTCCAACGCCAAAAGGTTATCCGGTTAATGTTCAACGCTTCCGCGATTTCGTATTCCGTGCAACCTACTTTCGCCATAGTCTGCGCGATTTTCAGATACTCCGGTTTAAACTTTTTAGGCCGTCCGCCTGCCATTTTAAGCCCTGCCTTTAATGGTTCGCCGCCCTGCGGCATTCCGTTGCATTGTAAGCCGTCCGCCTCGTTTCCGCTACTGTTACACTTTTTTTGTAGCTGTAACACATTTCTGTAACGCAAAACCGGCCGGAAAGCCCCGCCCAGTGCGGCGACTACAAAAGCGACAACTGTACGCCGTTTTTTCACTGGTTCCTATTTTGAGTGTGGTTTTTTACATTAGCTTTTACTTATACTCGTTACACATTTATAAATGTTGCTATACAATAAATACTGTACAAGTGTAGTAGTTGTTACACCCTTGATTTTAAAGGGGTTTTTCCGTTACAAAAGCGACAAAAGCGACACAATGAAGTCCCGCGAAACGTAAGCCCGACATTTCGCCGGGCTTACGTTTCGCGGGCGGTTGTTTAGCGCGGAGCGTGCCACGCTCGTTTTTTAGGAGCGGCGACCAACCGGCCGGACCCCGGAACAGCTTGGCGGCGCTTGGCCCCCGTCAACGTCAAGCCGTCGCGAATAGCGGCGACACGGGCGACCCATTGGCCGCAAGTGGTTTCCCACTGGATCACGACGGCGGTCGTCGCGATGTGTTTCGCGGCGACGAGTTCGCCGTGAGAGTTTAGGGCAACTAGGTTGCCGTTAGTGTCGTGAGTCCATGCGGTTAATGTAGTCATCTTGTTTCTCCTGTCTGTGTATCGATTCAATAAAACCTATTATACAGACAAAAAGCACAATTACAACACTTTGTTGTTAAATAGTATAAATAAAAAACCGCCTCTCGGCGGTCGTGTGTTCAGTCGTTCGGCTCGGACCATTTGCCGTCCTTGCCTTTGACCGCCAAGACTCGCCCGTTCTCGCTTTCGATCACTAAAACCGTGCCGTAGAACGCCTGCCTAGACGTCGCGTGCCTCTTTGCTTGTGAAAGGGTTTTCGCGCCGATCGTGTACCCCTCGCGGGTGTCTCTCTGGCTTTGCTTCTCGTAAATGCGGAAAGTTTCCATTGCGTTGTTCTCCTTGGGGCTTTCGCCCCGTTGCGGTTCGGTTAAAGTTCGACGATTTCGATTGTATGCGCTGCTCTGAAAACGGCTCGTTCTGCTGTTCGTTCTGCTGCCATTTCTTTATGAGTTGCCCAGCCGCCCCATTTTAAGAATTCTTCATGCTCTGAAACTAAATGCGCCTTGGTCGGCTTCTTAGGTAGGCTTGGCATTAAGTGCCCCATATTAGTTGCGGCGGTTGATGCGGCGGCGTTGGTGGTTAAGCTATGGCCGGAGTTTAAAGTTTCTCCAGTTTCTTTGTTGAAGATTACCCAAGCCGCCTTAACTTCGCGCGTGCCTTTGTACTCGTCTGCTAAGCCGTTCGAGAAGTTAGCTATAATTGATTTAGTCATGTTGTCCGCCTTGTCTGTGTATCGATTCAATAAAACCTATTATACAGACAAAAAGCACAATAACAACACTTT